TTGTTGATTTTGACAACTTACTGGTAAACGGCGGGAAAGGAAATGTGACCTGTGATAAATACCATGTTCCAGTAATCGGGGAGGTGGAGGTCAATGGAAGTCTTTAATAATCAGCAGCGAAGCGGATATGAGGAAATCGTGAGCTATGGCCCGAAATGGTGGACTGAGTTCAGGGAAATGGACGCAAATTACCGGTTCGCAGGTTGGACACTGGATCTGATGGCATACTGGCTGGAAAGAGTTGTGAACAACCAGTTTCCGGCAAATGCGGACGAAAGAACCATTACGACGATATTTGAACCGGCACTCGGAATAGAGCCGGAGGCAGACGAAACACTGGAAGAACGGCGAAAGACGGTAGCTGCATACTGGTCTGGGACAGGAAAACTGTCAAAGACGGTTATCCAGTCGATCATCAAAGCCTATACTGGCTGCGAGAGTGAGTTGTGGTGGAATGGTATTAAGCTGCAAATCCGAATTTTCTGCGACGAGGACGGACAGTTTTCACAACGGAAGATCCATAACATTATCAGCAGGAGATACCCGGCGCACCTTTCGTTCACGATCCGAGATATGATCTGCACATTCGTTCTGGAAGAACAGATTATTTACAACAGAATAAGACACAGGACACAGATCACATGGTGGGACGGAACGCTGAATGGTTCTAATGCTCTTGATGGGGCAGTAGAGCTTTCAGCGGAGCTTCCGCCATTTTTTACGTTCAAATATCCGGTTACTGTGGAAAATGGAAATGAAATTGAATTTCCAAAGATGAAATACCGGGCAGGAATCCAGCATGAAATGCAGGCGGAAATATTCCCAGTTCATCGTGTGTTGCTTAACTGGTGGGAAGGCTATGGAACTCTGGACGGAATGACAAATCTGGACGGCAGTCTATTGTTGAATCATACAATGCCACCTGCTGTTAAGGAAACATACCGCATGGATATAGGCGCACAGGAAGACATTGGAGTAAATCTTTTAATTCCAGCGCACGCAAAGCCGTTGAATGGAGATTTTGCGCTGGACGGAACTATAAATCTTAACTCTGGAAGGGAGGAACTGTAATGGCAGGAACAACCGTTACGACAAGAGCAAAGAAGAAAATGCTGGAAGCAAGAGCTGGTATCGCTGCGCTTCCCAAAATCGTAGGAATGGCATTTGGTACCGGCGGCGTAAATTCCGCTGGTGAAATTGTGGTACATTCACCGGATCAGAACGCACTTCACAAAGAAGTCCTGAGAAAGAACATCGACGGCTATACCGTAGTGTCTGATACCAAAATCCGGTATAGCTGTACACTGACAGCCAGTGAGCTTGCTGGAGAATATATTTCCGAAGTTGGTCTGTATGACGCACAGGGCGACTTTGTAGCCTTTAAGGCATTTATGAAAAAAGGCAAAGACGGCGATATGGAAGCAATCTTTGAATGCGACGATACATTCTAAAATAAGGAGGCTATGAAATGAGCTTTTTTGATGTGAACAATGCGGTATTCAACGAATATTTGCGAATGCTGGAAACAACTGACCGTAATCATGCAGACGTTTTCAATGAACTGTTTGGACAGCTCATTCAAAATGATGTTGCCCTGAAAGAAGCGGTCAC